TCTTGCAATGGTCGAGGTCAAACTCGCCAGAATCACAGAAACACCAAGCCACGAAGATTCCTATATTGATGCAATAGCCTATTTGGCAATAGCAGTCCAATTACAAACAGAGGCGGATGAACTTTATGTCTAATGATTTGATTTACGAGGCTTTCACACACATTCAATGTGGCTGTGGGGCAAAGATTAACTCCAAGAATGTTGAATTGCTAGATAAGTTCGACAAAATGCACGGATCAATGGAACACACAAGCATGGTGATGGAACTTAAATTAAAAAAGGCGGATAAAAACTATGTTTAACTTAGAAGATTACGAGACAGTAGAAGTAAGGCTGGAAAAGTTCATCAAGGACTTTCCAGATTTCCGAGTAGAGACCGAGTTAGTGAGTTTTCAAAATGACCGATACATTGTTAAAGCATGGATTTATCGTACTTTCGCTGATAGCACGCCGTTCTCCAGCGGACTCGCTGAGGAGACGATTAGCAGTCGAGGCGTTAATGCAACTAGCGCATTGGAAAACTGCGAGACTAGCGCGATCGGCAGAGCGCTTGCGAATGCTGGTTATGCAAGCAAGGGTAAGCGACCAAGCAAAGAGGAAATGGTTAAGGTCGCAAGAACAAAGCTCGCAGAGCCACAGAAAGAATATATCCCTGTCGTGAATGAATCTGATCCTTGGACAATCAAGACCGTTGCAGCTCCGACCACATCAGCAGAAGCAGTCGCTGTTGTGAAGGACATTATAGGTGGCACAACTGACAAGGATGTTCCTCGATGTCCTCATGGTGAAATGCATTGGGCGCATGGCATGACTAAGGCTAACAAGCCGTGGGGTCATTTTAAGTGCATGGCAGCAGCTACAGGTGAAATGAATCGATGCCCTAAAGGCGAAGATGTTATTTGGTATGAGATAAGTCCGGAAGGCAACTGGAGACCACAGAAGGCAAGGGCATAACTATGGGCGAAATGGTAATCTTTGATAATGGCACAGCCACGATCATGGGCGGACAGTCCGATGAACCGCAGGATATTGTTATCTATTGCGATCTTTGCAATGAACCTGTGGCTATTACTCCAGAGGCTAATGACCAGGTATTTGTTACCTGTTTAAGGTGTCACGCTGTAAGTCAAATCAACATCAAGACATCGAAAGAGATTGATGACCAATCACCGCAGGAATAGAGGCTTGGCTACTGAGCGCTTGGTTGCAGACTACTTGAGGGAGTGGTGGCCATACGCTACGGTAGGTCGAGGTGCTGATCCGTCTGGTGACATCCTAAACATCTCAGGAGTTGATTTTGAGGTGAAGGCAGTTGCCAAATTCGCACCGCTTGCGTGGCTTCGCCAAAGCAGGGCGAGAACAACTAAGAGTGGGAATCTTGGGGTAGTTGTTCTTCGTTGCAACGGACAAGGGGCAAATGTGTCTGAGTATGCGGCACTTTTACCGTTATCTGCTTTGGTGGAGTTACTCAAGAAAGCAGACTATGACCGATTACCGCCCAACATCGATTGGGATGCAGCAATCGAACGATGTGAATCATGTGGTACTCAGAAAATCAAATGGTGGGAGTGTAAGACTTGTGGGAAAGAAGCGCCTAATGCCAATGTATGAATATCGTTGTCCAATCTGTAATACACAAATGGAATTAGAGCTATCTATGGATCATGACTTGGTTAGATGCACAGATTGTGGCGCACAAGCTAATCGCATCTATTCAGTACCTGGTTTGGTATTCAAAGGAAAGGGCTTCTATACAAATGACAAGAATCAACGATGAAGATTGCCCATGTTTCTACTTTGGGTCATGCCCAGATGAGGAAGCGCATATAAATGATTATCTATGACTTCTTTGCAGGTACAGGTTCAAGCACTAAAGCCTTTGAAGATAGAGGTCACACAGTCATTAGCTTTGAGTTAAACCCTAAGCAAAAGGCTACAGAGAATGTGGACATCCTTGCATTAGATGCAGCTGAACTTATTGCCAAGTATGGACATCCGGACTTTATATGGGCTAGCCCGCCATGCACAACCTTTAGCGTTGCTAGCTGCCCTATTTATTGGCATTATGTGGATGGCGTACTAACTCCCAAAGATGATCGAGTTTATCTTGGTATAGCAATGGTGGAGAAAGCCATTATGTTGATTGATGAGATTAAGCCAAAGCTAGGTTATGTGATTGAGAATCCTAGAGGAATGCTACGCAAGCAACCTTTCATGGAAACACTTACAAGAAGAACTGTCACCTATTGTGCTTATGGTGATTTCAGAATGAAGCCAACAGATTTATGGGGTGAAGTGCCAGGATGGACTCCACGCCCTATGTGTAAGCCAAGTGCAAACTGCCATGAGAACTCACCTAGAGGAACTAACACAGGTAATCAAAGACTCAGCAAAGTGCAGCGTTCAATGATTCCTTACTCACTTGGAGAGGAAATCTGTATAGCCTTAGAACAATCTATGTGATGTAACTCACATAATCATTATATCCCAATATGTCCTAATTTAGTATGAAATGAGGTCTTGACATGACCAGTACACTCAGAGGGCTAGAGCACATCAGGTGCTCAGAGCGAGCCGCTAAGCGGAGAGCTCGCTCGGTAGCAATCGTGTTAGGGGGAGCTCTATGCTTCTCCTTCGTATCAGCTGCAAGTGCGACAAACGACTCAACAAAACGCATTACATCAAAGCAATATGCACAAGGACAATTAACAGTTAAGAATTACAAATGTATAGCTACTCTTTATGGAAAAGAATCTGCTTGGAATTGGAAAGCAGTAGGTAACTTAAACGGTACTCAGAAAGTCTATGGAATACCACAAGGTAAGAGTGAGTTCCTAAGAACAGCTAATCCGTTACAACAGATTGATTGGGGCTTACGATACATAGGACATAGGTATGGCTACACTATGACTCATGAAGGTAAGCAACCCAATACATGTAAAGCTTTAGATCATTGGAAGCGTAAAGGATGGCATTGACAAGATATAACAAACGAGTCAATGACCCTAGAGATAGCAGAGCATGGCGTGCTTTGCGTAAGACTATCCTTTCAAGGGATCAATACATCTGTGCCTACTGTGGACAGGATGCAGATACTGTGGACCATGTGCATAGCATCAAGAACAACCCAGACATGGCTATGAATCCTGAGAACCTAGTGAGTGCGTGCAGGCGTTGCAATAGCATGAAAGGTTCACGTTCAGAAGGCGTTTTTTTAGCACGCAAGTTCACCCCCCCTGTCTTTCCTGCCAATCTTTCCCCGACAACCACCAGTTCGGTCCAAGCCGGTCCGATGTCTGGACAACCTAAGCCAGAACTATGACAACTCAAACCAAAAAGAAAAAGAAGCTTGTTGGGGATTTGAAACCAAGGCTTCACAGCCCTTGGCTCAAAGGTAAATCTAGAGCCGATGAGGTTATCGAGTTAGCTGAAAAGATTGGTCAGCCATTACTTGAATGGCAGAAACTTATTCTTAAAGATATGCTGACAATTGATAACAATAATCAATTCATCAAGCGCAGTACATTGCTTTTAATCGCCAGGCAGTCCGGGAAGAGCCATCTAGCCCGTATGCGTGTCTTGGCAGGCTTATTCTGCTTTGGCGAGAAGGACATCCTCATGATGTCATCAAATAGATCGATGGCACTCAAATCTTTCAACATAATTGCAGATATCATTGAACGCAATGACTTCTTGCGAGTTCAGCTGAAGAATGGAGACCCTAAGAAGGGAATCCGTAGAACTAATGGCGATGAGCGCATAATCCTTGAATCAGGAGCGCAGGTAGAAGTTGTAGCAGCTACATCCGATGGAGCGCGTGGTAGAACCGCAGACCTTCTCTGGATTGACGAATTACGAGAAGTCACAGAAGTTGCAATGGATGCTTCCAAGAGCGTTACATTGACCAGACCTAACTCTCAGCGACTATTTACCAGCAATGCTGGTGATGCGTTCAGCAAAGTGCTTAATGACCTACATGAGCAATGCTTGAACCATCCACCAAAGTCTTTGGGATTCTATGAGTACAGCGCACCACCATTCTGTGACATTTGGGATCGTAAAGCTTGGGCTATGGCAAATCCAAGCCTTGGATATTTAATTCCTGAAGAAGCCATCGAAGAAACGATTGCAACATCGACAATGGAAGCGGCGAGAACCGAAACTCTTTGTCAATGGATTTCGTCAATCAGCAGCCCGTTTACTCCTGGCTCTTGGGAAGATATATGCGATAGGTCAATGGAGATGAGTCCAGGACCTTTAACAGTCTTTGCCTTTGATATTGACATGAGTAGAAGAAATGCCGCACTCATAGCAGGACAGATTTTGCCAGATGGTCGAATTGGTGTGGCATTGGTCCAGACTTGGGAATCACAAATCTCAGTAGATGAATTAAAGATTGCAGCAGAGATTAAAGGCTGGTGCGATTCGTACAAACCTAGAGTTGTTTTGTACGATCGTTACACAACGCTGGCAGTAGCTGAGCGATTACAGAAATCTGGCGTAATGGTAGAAACCATCGTAGGAGCTGAGTTCTATGCCGCTTGTTCGACTCTCAAAGACCAAATTGACAACAAGAGAGTTGTTCATGCTGGGCAAGATGTGCTGGATCAACAAATGCAAAACTGCGGAGCAAAAAGCACAGACTCATCTTGGCGTCTTATACGAAAAGCCAGCGCGGGACCGATTGTTGGACCGATTGGCTTGGCAATGGTGGTAAGTCGATTATCTCAACCACAATCAACACCCCAGATATTTACCTAGACACGAAACCCTTAAATTGTCAAATATTAGACAAAGTGTGCTAATATGTAAACATGGGTCGTATACTGCAAACATTCGGATTACAAACTAAACCAATCCTCGAAGCGCAGTCCGCCCCTCAAGTTTTAGGTGAGTACTCGCCTTATGCAATGCCGTTCCAATATGCCTATGTATCACGAACAGAAGCAATCTCAGTTCCAGCATTACAACGATGCCGCAATCTTCTCTGTGGCACTATCGGCGCAATTCCATTAGAGCTTTACAAGAAATCTACAAATGAAGAACTTGGCTCACCTGTATGGATGGAACAACCTTCATATTCACAGCCACGATCAGTAACAATTGCTTGGACTGTTGACTCATTATTATTTTACGGACAAGCCTTTTGGAAGGTTGTCGAAGTTTACAACGAAGATGGCCGTCCATCACGCTTTGAGTGGATTGCTAACTCTCGCGTTACTGCAACACTTGATTCTACAAATACTTTTGTTCGTTCTTATGCAGTAGATGGCATTACATTGCCAATGGACGGATTAGGTTCACTAATCACATTCCAATCATTAGGCGATGGCATTCTTAACAGCGGAGTTCAGACAATCCGCGCAGCCATCGATGTACAAAAGGCAGCCGCTATCGCAGCAGGCACTCCAATGGCTACAGGTTACATTAAGAACAATGGCGCAGACCTTGATCCTAAAGAAGTACAAGGATTACTTAACGCATGGAAGAACGCACGCAATAACCGTTCAACAGCGTATTTGACTTCAACACTTGAATACACACCAGTATCTTTCTCACCAAAAGAAATGATGTACAACGAAGCGATTCAGAATCTTGCAACAGAGATTGCTCGCCTTTGCAATGTACCTGCATATTATGTTTCAGCTGAGATGAATAACTCAATGACTTACTCAAATGTTCAAGATGAGCGCAAGCAATTCTTGGCATTATCTCTACAACCATTTATTACAGCTATTGAAGATCGTCTATCGATGGATGATATTACTCCTAGAGGTCATGTCGTGAAGTTTGACATCGATAAGACATTCTTGCGCACAGACCCACTTGCAGAGCTTGCAGTAATTGAAAAATTGCTATCACTTGGACTCGTCACAACAGAGCAAGCGATGGAAATGACAGACCTATCACCTAACGGAAGCAACGGTATGGCATGAACCAAATCGTAACCCTTACAGCTGAACTCACAGCAGATGCTGCTAGCCGAACCATCTCTGGCAAGATTGTGCCATTGAATGTTGAAGCAGGTTCAACCAACTATGGCAAAGTAATCTTCGAATCAGGATCAATCGAGATTCCTGATGCTAAGTCTATAAAATTATTAAGTCAGCATGACGCAAAGAAACCTTTGGGAAGAGCCGTCAGCTTTTCAGAGTCAGAAAATTCTATTGACGCTGTATTTTCTATAAGCCGTTCACAACGCGGCACAGAAGCACTTATCTTGGCAGAAGAAGGATTACAGTCCGGACTTAGCATTGGTGCAGAAGTTCTTAAATCAAAGATTAAGGACGGCGTGACTTATGTATCCGCTGCTCGTTTAGTCGAAGTAAGTTTGGTAACAGAGCCAGCATTCAAGTCTGCTCAAGTTACTGATATTGCAGCAGAAGAAGCCGAGAAGGTAGAAGAAGCTGTAACCGAAACCCAACCAAAAGAAAGCGAGACAGTAGTGGAAGAAACCACAGCAGTCGAAGCAACACCATCAGTAGAAGCTGCGGCTGTCGAGGCTGCTCGTCCTACTGTTACAGCAATGGCTTACACAAAGCCACGCATTGAAATCACAGCTGCGAAGTATGCAGAAAACACAATCCGTGCAGCACTAGGTGATGAGTCAGCTCGTCAATACCTACTTGCAGCAGACAACACAACAGATAACGCAGGTCTTGTACCAACACGCCAACTATCTGAAATCATCAACCCACTTAGCACAACAATCCGTCCTTCAATCGATGCAATCTCACGCGGAACTCTACCTGATGCAGGTATGACTTTCGAGATTCCAAAGATTACACAGGTTCCAACAGTTGGCGAAGTTGCAGAAGATGCAGCATTCACAGAGCAAGACCAAAACTCAGCGTTCTTGAGCGTGTCTGTTAAGAAGTACGCTGGACAACAGACATTCTCTGTTGAACTTCTAGATCGTACATCTCCAGCATTCTTTGATGAGCTAGTTCGCAACATGGCAGCAGCTTACGCAAAGACAACAAACGCAGCAGTAAACGCAGCACTTATCTCAGGTGCATCACTTGATGCAACAACAGTTGCAACATATCCAACAGCATCAGAATTGCTAGGAATTGTTGCTCGTGGTTCAGCTTCTGTTTACGCAGCAACAGCAGGACTTCCAAACCCATTTGCTCGCAACATGGTCGTATCAACAGGACAATGGTCAAACATCATGTCATTGAACGACAATGGTCGCCCAATCTACACAGCAACAAACCCAATGAACGCAGGCGGAGCAGTTGCTCCTACATCACTTCTTGGCAACGTTGCAGGACTCAACCTATACGTTGATCCAACAAACGCTGGCGATGGCGATGGAACAATCCTCATCGTAAACCCAGATGCTTACACATGGTATGAGTCACCAACATACCGCCTTCGTGCAGAATCAACAGCAGCAGGTCAAGTAACTATCGGTTACTACGGCTTCGGTGCAATCGCAACTAAGGTTGCTGCTGGTGCGTTCAAGAACAACAAGGCATAAGTAACACCCTAAGTCGCTGGGAGCGGGGCGCAGCCCTTGCTCCGCTCCCAGTCTTTAGAAAGGAATAGAATG